ATTGACATATGATAAATTTGTCGGAGGAACATTCGATAATTTGTCATTTAATACATTTAAGGGATTGTGTGGAGCCACATTGGTGGCTCATTATGCCGCTCCAATGATAATTGGTTGTCATGTAGGAGGAGTTTCAGATACACCACAAGGAGGATATTGTTCATTAATGCAAGGAAAAGTGAACAAGCTTTGGAGATCCTAGAAGAGTGCGAAGGTGTGCTTGTTTCAGGAGCGGAAAGTGAATTCAAAACAGATGTTATGGGCAAGCAATTGGTCATACAAGCCGGGTTGCACAAGAAAAGTGCTTTGAATTACATGCCAAAGCAGACTCAAGTGGAGTATTATGGTGAAGTTGTCGGAACTGAGGAAACGTCAAAATCGGATGTGATAGTTAGTCCCATCAGTGCAAGCGTACTGAGTCATTGCGACATGCCCAACGTGTACCGTCCACCTAAGATGTCACCGAAATGGTGGGGATATCAGCAGTGGGCGAGGAAAGTTGCTATGCCAGCGCGCAGTGTGCCACATTCTACATTGATTATGGCGGTAAAAGACTATAAGTCCGCGGTATTACCTCTATTTGAAATGAATATGTGGAAGGACACACGACCATTAACCGACAGAGAGACAATCAATGGTGTACCTGGAAAGCGTTTTATTGATGCCATGAAGTTGAATACTTCTTCGGGAGTTCAATTTGGAGGCAAAAAGTCTAAGTATATCATTGAGGATGAACCAGACGAGCAAGGTCTAAACCGCAGGTTTTTACCAGAGATTGAAACGGAGATCAAACGAGTTGAGGCTTTGTATTCCCAAGGAAAGAGAGCTTATTGTGTAGCCAAAGTTTGCAAGAAGGATGAAATCCTAGCAAAGGAGAAATGCCGTATGTTTTATGGTAATTCTCTGGTATTGACATACATGATTCGCAAGTATTTCTTGCCCGTGATGAGAGTGCTCCAAATGCACCCTTTGAAGTCGGAGTGTGCAGTAGGAATTAATTGTTATGGGCCAGAATGGGAAGAGTTTTATCAACATGCAACAAAGCATGGAATTCACAGATTGTTGGCAGGTGATTACAAAG